ACAAACATCGTTTTTATGGATAATGATGAAAAGAAGTTAAATATCTTCGGAAAAATGTCGAAACATATAGCTGAAATGATTGATAACTCAATTCAATTTGAGCTTACAACTGATCCCATATACGCGATTCGTGATGCTGACTACATCATCACTACCATACGTGTAGGCGGAGATGATATGCGCATTTCGGATGAACGGTTTGCGATTAAGAATGGCTTGATCGGACAGGAGACGACGGGAGCGGCAGGATTTTCGTTTGCGATGCGATCAATACCGCAACTGCTGGAATACTGCCAGATCGCGAAAGAAATTGCCAAAGAAAACGTTAAGATTTTCAATTTTACTAACCCGGCAGGCGTAGTAAGCCAGGCACTAAATAATGCGGGGGTTGATTTTTCATTCGGGATTTGTGATGCGCCGTCTGACATGCTGCATGAAATTGCATATATGCTGGATATGGATCCGAATGAGATTTCGGGCGAGTGCTTTGGACTCAACCATCTTTCCTACATCACAAACGTAAATGCAAACGGGAAAGATATTACGCGTTCTTTGCTTGAGAACGACAAACTATATGAAGAAACAGAGATGCGGCTTTTTCCAAAGAAACTTGCCATGCAAACCAACGCGCTGATGAACGAGTATCTGTATTATTTCTATTTTCGCGAACAAGCAGAGCAAAACATCGGAACGAGCGTGACAACCAGAGGAGAGCGCATCAAAGACATAAATCGGAGTATGTTTGCTGAGCTCGAAACAGTAAACATTGATCAGAACTTCGAACAAGCACTGAAAATCTTTGAAAAGTGGTATGGCTTACGCGAAGACAACTACATGGAGAATGAAACCGGAAAGAAAAGAACGAAGAAAGCGTTCTCGTTTGATCCGTTTTCGCGAGATGAAGGCGGATACGCAGCGGTTGCGTTAAAGTATATTCGAAGCCTTCAAACCAAAGAGGACACGACAATGATTTTGTGTGTCCCCAATAAAGGGAAAGCAATTCCGTTTTTGGAAGAAACGGATGTTGTTGAGATTACTTGTGACATTACCGGCAACGGATGGACCGCGCACAAGCTGGATAAACTCACGCCGATCCCCACCGAGATTATCAGACGTGTTAAAGCGTATGAACGTCTTGCCGCAAACGCAATACTACAAAAAGACAGAACGATGGCGGTAGAAGCTTTATTTGTTCATCCGCTCATCAATTCTTACTCCTTGGCAGAAAAACTGGTTGATAATTACATCTCACACAATTGTGAATTTTCAGGAGGATGGCATTGATGTTGGTTTCGGGAGTTGGAATAACAAATCTCGATATAATTTATAGTGGCCTTAATACATTTCCAAAGCTGGGAACAGAAGCCTATGCTAAAGGACTTAGTATTCAGCTTGGCGGTGGAGTGCCGGCAACGCTAATAAATTTGCACCGTCTGGGTGTGCCGGTTCGGCTGGCAACATTCATTGGCAAAGGGCTATTAGCGGATTATATACACCAACAACTTCAAAATTATAGTGTACAGTATCATGATCTTTACAGTGGGGAAGGGATTCCTTTTTCGCTTACTAGTGTGGCTGTAACCAAGCAAGACCGCACGTTTTTATCCTATCGCGAAAGCGTTGATCTCGATGACCATACCATGGAGTCGGTATACAATACACTACAGGGAAGTGATGTTGTGATCATGAGCGAAGGGTATCTACCTGTGTATCGTAAACTCAAAGCGGAAGGAACAAAACTGGTTCTCGACTTTGGCTGGGATGATGAAATCAGCCTTCAACGATTTGATGAATATTTAAAGCTTGCGGACTACTACACACCCAACAGGAAAGAAGCTAAAAAGATTACAAATACCGTTAGCGAAGAGGATGCGCTTAAAAAGTTAGGGGACTATTTTGAATATCCGATAGTGAAGCTGGATAAAGAAGGTTGTTTAGTTGGAATAAACGGGAAGCCTGTGTTGGTAGCGCCATATTCGGAGTATAAACATGTAGACTCAACCGGTGCAGGAGATGCTTTCTTGGCGGGGCTTATTTACGGCATTTGCCATGAATTTGATATTTTGAGATCAATTCGCGCCGGAAATCTTACGGGCGGAGCATGCGTTGCGAAAACAGGCGCATTGAACGGGTTTATTAGCGAAGAAACACTATTAAATACTATCGGAATTTTATAAGAGAGTGTAGGGCGAATTACTTTCTTAGTTGTGTAAATAGATATTTAGGGCCTGGGGAATACAAAACTTTTGGGACAGTTTACTAAGCAACACATTTTAATAGCATTTCTTACAGAGATAACCATGTGACCTGCTCCCCTAAATAGTAGTCCAGCTTGAATGAAAAATCGATGTTCAGACGGCTTCTGAACCCGTTTTCAGGGCAAATTCAGTCGGTTTTAGGTATAAAGTAGCGCTGTGCGAACGGAACTCGTTGTAGTACCTTAGTCAGCGCTTTATTTTGTCTCTGGCATCATCCAGAGACATGAACTAGTTCATATTCAGGCGTTCGACCCAGAAGCTATCGCTAAAGAATTTGCAGTAGTAATAATCTCTCGACTCGCTTTGCTTCGAGGAATAATTAAAAGATGCACACGGTAGCAACCTATAATTAAATAGTTTATTCTCCAAAGCGTAATAAGGCTCTGCGACGGTGCTGCAAACGCCGCTGCAGAGCCTACTTTCGTTAAATAGTATCGAAAAAGCCCAACAAATGGGCACTTTCTCAACAAATGAATGAACACCCATCCCGATACACATTGTATCAAAATAGGTGTCCAGTTATGGTGGGGATGGAGGGGCTCGAACCCACGACCTCTTCGATGTGAACGGTTTCGAACGTTTGTGTTGTAACATCTTCTTTTGTGAAAATGGTGCAGATTGTTGCAACATTTCGGGCGTTTTTCGTGTTCTAGTAAACGGCTGTGGCGGTCTGCGTGGTGCGGTGTGGCTGTCAAATGGATGTCGTTATTTTGCTTCAATTCGCTCTTTGACCATTCGAATCACGCTGCCCCCGTAGGCGTTCTCGGTGAGTTCAACAAATCGTTCAACCGTCATAACGTCGTTTTCGACATCGATGCCGTGATCCTTTGCGAATGCCGTTCGTCCAAAAGCACAACTGCCAGTAAGACGGTGATGCCAATCGTAGAACGATTTCGCAGGATATTCCTTGCTCTGCTGAAACTCTGAAAGAAACGCATCTACGCGTTCTTCTTCGCTCATTTCTTCAAGCAGCTTTTCCTGCAACGCTTCCCGCGCATCATACAGCGTTGCTCCGTGGGCGAAAAATCGACCGCTTTTGACTACATAGCATGGAGAAAGCGAAAGGTCTGATTGAAGGATGTGACCACGCGCCACGTTTCCTCTAACTCCATCGATGGACGTTGGTGTTCCATCGATGGAGTAAAAAATTTTACCACCAATCGACTTTACGCCGTAGCCGGAGCCGTAGCCGTCGCCGGAGCCGTAGCCGGAGCCGTAGCCGTAGCCGGAGCCGTCGCCGTAGCCGGAGCCGTCGCCGTCGCCGGAGCCGTCGCCGTAGCCGGAGCCGTCGCCGTCGCCGGAGCCGTCGCCGTAGCCGTCGCCGGAGCCGTCGCCGTAGCCGGAGCCGGAGCCGTCGCCGTAGCCGGAGCCGTCGCCGTAGCCGTCGCCGTAGCCGTCGCCGGAGCCGGAGCCGTAGCCGTCAGCTGATTCGACGTTAAGAAAACGCTTAATTTTTTCGTCAATTACGCTTTCCATTCCGGCACCGCCTTGATGTTCGTCTCGGCAGCCTCCGTGCACGGAATGATTTCGATCACGTCAAGCACCGTGATCTCGGAAACCGTGACGGTGAACTTGCAGCCGCGCGGGTTGGATGTGCCGGATGCGGCGAGCTGGGAGATTGAAGCCGCGCCAGCCCAATACCACAACCGCCTCGCATTTACCAGCGTGACTTCGTTCCCGCTGCGTTCCTTGAATGTTCCGGCGAAAACGCCAGCGCGATTTGCCCTGATGATGCAGTACTTCCCAGTGTGATCCATTTGGTTTTGATCTCCTTCTCAATGTTTAATTTTTTGCGGTTCCCCGCTATCCCCTTTCGGGGATTTCGGCGCGTAACCGTCGCGCCTCGTCAGGCGGGTTCTGTCACTTCCTCAACCGAAACGATCTTGATGAAGTGCCCTTCTTCGTGGAGTAGCACGGAGGCTTGCTGCTCGGTGACATTGTGCTCCTGCGCTAAAAGCGAAATCTCGCTGCGGTTGCGAATGGTCTTGGATCGGAGCTGCGCGTGTTCCATAGATTCAGCATAAAACGGGCAGCGGTGTCGTTTACCGTCCGGTGCGTCCATAATGGCGATGTACTGGCTCACTGGCTGATCTCCTTTCTCGCCTCAAATTTCAGTGCGTTCATCGACTTGCATGACGAGCATTTGATCTCAAGATTCGTTTGCCCGGCTGATACGACGCGCAACAGCTTGTGATTGCATTGCCAGCAGTGCGCCCACTTAATGCCGTAAACATCCTTGCAAAGCACCGCGCGGTTCATACCCGCGCTTCGGATATTTTCACTTTGCACCATTCTGCACCACCTCCAATAAAATTAATGGCTTTTTGCGCTTGCGCCCAACACTGCCTCCGCGCTCCTGAATCATGCGCTGCACCTCGTTAAATTCCTCCGGCGTGATGATCGGGGCATGATCGCCTTTGATCGCCTCGCCGCGCCATACGTTGTACCCGCAATAGATCGGGTTGGTGAGTATCTTATGGATGCTCTCGGCGGTCAGCGGCTTGCCGTTTTTGCCGACAATTCCGCTATATTGCGCTAGGTTTGAGACGGATGTAAGATTTTGCATTTTTTCGTATGCTGCAAAAAGATAGACCACATTACCCGCTTCTTCTACGTTGACCGCTAGGCTATCATCCGCGGTGTCGTATCCCAACACGCGGGAGCTTGTGCGGTAGCCTTGCCGCGCTCTCTCGTCCATCGCCGCTACAACGCGCTCTGCCGTGATCTCGCGCTCCATCTGCGCGAATATGCCAAGCATGCCCATCATTGCGCGTCCCATTGGTGTTGACGCGTCAAAGCCCTCTGTGAGGCTCACAATGCCAACGCCGTGTTTTTGCAGCATGCCCCAGGTATCATACAGATCCACGACAGAGCGGGTAAACCGCGAGAGCGACCAAAACACGATGATCTCAAACGCGCCCGCCTCTGCGTCTTGCAGCATGCGCCGCATTTCGTCACGGTGCACGATGTCCTTGCCGCTCACGCCCTCGTCAGCGTAGATGTCGTGGACGGTGTGCCCGTGATCCTCGCACCACTTGCGCAACAGGCGTTCTTGCGCGGCGAGAGAATAGCCCTCTTGCGCTTGCTCTGCCGTGCTCACGCGGATATAAATAGCCGCGTTCATGCCCTTGCCCTCATTGCTGATTTCCGCGCTATCCAGATCGCGATAGCGAGGCGTTCAAAGATGTGTTTCATAGGGTTCTCGACCTCTCTTCCTGGTGCTGTCTGCACCCGCTACCCGCCCGTACAGAGCGGGTAAAAGCTGCGGACGGTCAAATGATCCCTGCGATGTAAGCGAGGCACACCATCAGCCCTATCGCTTCAATCGCGATTGCCAGTATTGCCAGCGCGCCGGAATGGTCGTTCATGCCTGTTCTCCAATCTTTGCAAGAACTTGTTTGCAAGCGTAGCGCCCGTTCGAGGTCAACTGACGTTGCCATGCTCCGACCGAAGGAGCCCACAGAAAACCGTTTGATTTCAAAATTGAGCGCGTCGCCTCGTCAGGTTTGCCGGGAAAGAAAAGCTGCAGCCGCATTGCGTCGGTATTTTCGACTACGCGAATGCCTTTCACATCCTGCTCTTTGGTTTCCGTGTTCTTGGCTTTTTCGAGCGTTGCAAGACGTTCTTTCATGCGGCGGATGTTCGCATTGTTGTTGGTGAGCTCGTATGATTCAAAAGGGACAGGATCGGCGCGCCAGTCTCGCGCCATACTTGCGGTTAGATCGCGGATTTCTTTGTCGTTGAGCGCGTCGCAGCCTTCGAGCGTCTTGTGCTTACGGTAGTAAGCGTTGACGATCTTCATGTGCTCTTGCATCACTTCCGCAACGCAGATTTTCTCGCGGATCTTTTCGACCGCTTTCGGGTCGTCGGACTGAATGCCGCCATGACCGATTCCGCGCATTTTGTCGAGCATCGCGCGGGTTTCTTGATACTCCTGCATGTTCTTGTCCCGCGCCGCGTTCTGCTTCTCCTTCGCCCGAACGGGGAAGTTTGCCGGGCCCGCGATCATCACGGACGGAACACGCGCATCAATTGCGTTTGCGTTATTCAGGTTATCCGCGAGCCGCTTTGCAAAATGGTCAAGTAGCGCGTCGATCTGTTCGTGATACATCGGATCGACTGATTTCTTGCACCTCTCGGCGAGCTCTGCGGCTTCGTCAACATAGCGGCGATAGCTCGCGGTCGCGGATCCTTCGGTGTAACCAAAGTAGCTGTTCATGTCTTTCGCGCGTCTGGCTGCATCTTCGTTGATTTCGTAGTACGTCATGGGGTCTTGCCCTCCTTTGAAATTTCGAACGGTGTATTTCGTTCTGTGTTCAGAATATCAACACGAAGTGAAGTTGTCAAGCAAAAATATTTCAAATCGTGTTATATAGAAGAGCCTCTGATGATTTGTGAACTTTTTATGAACAACATACGCAGACACACACAAACCGATACAAACCGATACAAACCGCGTTTGCTTCAGCAGTGACAACGCCACCAGTATTGTGTTATGTTCACACCGTGGAGTTACGGAGTTAAGAGCTTCGTAAACGATGCCTCCGCAAATAGACACACCGTCTATAGCTCTTTCACGAGAGCTAGAGAACTACGGTGTGTTTTTTATTGCTTAAAAGTACGAGAGAGAGCGAAAGGAGATGAACAGGACGGTATGAGGACGAGACCACCGAAATACACCGATCCAGCCGAGGTTGAGCGCATTTGTCAGAAATACCTGGATGACTGCAAGCAGAGCCGTGAAGAAAACATGGTTACTCTCAAATCCGGCGCAATGCACACATACGGCAAATGGCCGTCTACAGAGGGTCTTGCACTCGCTCTTGGCATCTCTTACGGCCATCTCATGCGCCTGATCTCCGAAGCCACAGATAGCTACGAGAGAGAGAGAACCTACGGAGAGAGTGAGAGCGTATCTCTTAGTAGCGATCTAGCTCTAGATGGTGATACCACTCAAGATACGGTCTCTCTAGATCGTTCTAGCGTATCTAGCACATCTACGGATAAGAGCGATATAGATAGCTCTTTAGATGCTGATAAGGAGTATGAGGAGGCACAGAAACAAATCCGTGCGGCTCTCGCGCGCGTGAGACTTCGAATCATCGAGGAGATCACCGACGCGGCAGATTCGGGCATGATCGACAGCAAGGTTGTACAGCTGCGCCTCTCGCGTCTCGGCATTGCTGCCAAAGTGGAGCAGGATAACACGCGCAAGGTGGAGATTGTGGGTTACACGCCCAAAGAGATAGGCGAGTTATTCACATAGCCAGCCATTTCAACCCCGGATTCCCTCGGTTGAAATGCCAGCCTTGTTTTTTTGTATAGGGGGTGGAGTTTTCGATTGGGCGCGAATCTGAATCGAAACCCGGGCGGTACCATGCGCGCCCCGGGCGTGGGTGTCAGATACTATAACGTACCACTACAAACACAACTACAGAATCCAAAGCGAGAGCTTGGAAATAAACAGACAGAAAGAAAGACAGGTAAAAAGACATGGCATTGGTTTTGAAAATTTTCAGGACACCGTTTGACGAAATCGGAAACAGAAAAGAGCGCGCCGAAGCGTGGGATTACATCAAAATTCTGGACGATCCAGACGTTACGAAGAGCATGCATGCGGAAATTGAGCGGTTTGGCATCAACGATGTTCGAACGACGCTTATTTTTACAGAAATCCACGGAACGACAACTTACCTTCCTGTTGAATCCGTAGCGTACCTTCTCGATGATTGGAAAACAATCGAAACGTTCAGAACGACGCGCTGAAACAATCCTATTGCGCCGGACGTCAAAACGGAGTAGGGCGTGAATAAGCGAGACCAGAGAACGGTTCAAACGCGGTTATTCAAGTGCAGCGAGTGCGGAGTTAAGACGGTTATGACGAAAGCGAAACGTCATACTAACGTCGGGCACATTAAACACGCATACTGCTACGTTTGCAAGCGTGAGACAGAGCATGAGCAGATTGAGTAGCTGGAAGACGGAGAATTTATGACCGACGCGATAGCGAAGCTGCAAGGTAAGCCAACAGAGAAGCAGCGAGAGTTTTTTGCAAGCACCGCGCGGCACACCGCATATGGAGGCGCTCGCGGAGGCGGGAAAAGCTGGGCAATGCGTCGGAAGATGGTCGGGTTGGGGATTGCACCATACGGCGGGATTCGGATGCTGCTTTTGAGGCGGTCGTTTCCTGAACTGCTTGGCAATCATATCAAGCCGCTGATTGAGGAATTAGTGCCAACGGGGATTGCGACGTACAGCAAGGACGAGCGGATTTTCACGTTTCCGAACGGCAGCTACATCAAGCTTGGGTATTGCGATTCCGAAGACGATTGGATGCAGTATCAGGGGCAGGAATACGAAGTCATCGGGTTCGAGGAAGCGACGAACTTCACCGAAATGCAGATGCGGAAAATTGCGACGAGCAACCGTACATCGCGAAAGGATTTCAAGCCTCGCTGCTACTATACGTGCAACCCGGGCGGCGTAGGGCATGAGTACATCAAGCGCCTTTTCGTTGATCGGAATTTCATACAAGAACCGATCATGTTTGAGGGCATGGAAATATTGCCGGAGAACCCGGACGATTACGTGTTCATCCGAGCAAAGCTGAATGATAATCCGCACGTTGACCCTGATTACGTTAAGTCGCTGGCGGGGTTGCCGGAGCATTTGAGAAGGGCGTACCTCGAAGGCGATTGGGACGTTGTTCTTGGACAGTATTTTTCGGACTTCCGACGCGATTTGCACGTTGTGCCGGAGATGCTTATCCCGACAGAATGGCGAAAGTTCAGGGCAATGGACTGGGGCTATAACGACCCGTGGTGCACGTTGTGGTTTGCAGTATCGCCGGATCGGCACATTTACGTGTACAGGGAACTGTATGCGAGGGAAATGAACTCGTCGGACTATGCGCGGCTTGTAAGGCAGATGACAGGTTCGGACGAGCAGATATCAGGAACGTATCTATCGCCGGATGCATGGCAGCGCCGAGGGATGAAAGATATCAGCGGCGGCGAGAATATCGCGGAAGTGCTGATGCGGAACGGGATTCCAGTTTTAAAGGCAGACAACAGCCGCGTGATCGGTTGGCAGCGCGTGAGAGAAAATCTTGCAATTGCGCCGGACGGTGAACCGTGGTTGCGGATCATGGAGAATTGTCACAACCTGATTCGGACGTTTCCGAACGCGACGGTTGACGAAAACAACATCGAAGACGTTTCTGGGCATTGCGAAGACCATGCGCTGGAGGCGTTGAGATACGGGCTGATGTCAAGACCTTCCCCAAAGACGGTTCGACAGATACCACAACAGCAGGGAGACATATACATTGACCCATTCAACCAGCGCAGGAGCGTTCCGCGTTCAACTAGTTTTTACAACCTGAAATGAGGTGAGTACGCAATATGGCAACTGTTACCGTAAGCAATAAATCGACGATGCAGCAGATTTGGGATGCTTTGCCGAACTGCGTGCCTACACCGGGGAAATGCAAAGAGCTTGCCGAACCGCTGATGACGCTGTTTAAGGAGTACGCGGACGATTTCAAGAAAGAGTGGGAGCGCATCGACGACAATGCGGCCATGTACCGCGGTGATCACTGGAAGGGCATGACGGACACAAGCGGAA